CTATGCTTGTGGAGTTCAACGCTTCTGTGTGGACAGCACGTAAGCTAGACAAGACTACCACCAACGAAGTGGTAGCAAGCAAGAACGCGGGGGCTAAAGATGCCGCCCGTGTCAACAAGCACCTGCTTGCAGGTCGCACCGAGTTGGATATCATTCAACAAGCGGTCGGTCGTGCACGTCAATTCGTGTACGACAATACAGCACCTTGGTCTGACTCAGGTCTGCGCCTCTTACCTACTGTCAACTTCATGAAGTTCACTGAGCGCATGAATGACTTCGAGGAAGAGATGGAGGCACTGGTCAAGGCTTTCGTTGTTATCTACCCTACGCTTATCACTGCGCAGGCATTGGCTCTCGGTGATATGTTCAAGAGAGATGACTACCCCACCGCTAATGAGATGATGACTAAGTTCTCATTCCGCGTTAACTACATGCCAGTCCCATCATCGGGTGACTTCCGCGTAGACGTGGGCAACCAAGCACAGGCAGAACTCAAGGCTCGCCTTGAATCTCTGACACAGGAACGCATCGACTCTGCTATGGCAGATGTGCGTGAGAGACTTAGCACCCACCTCAAACGTATGTCAGACAGATTGACTACTGACTATGTAGGCGGTGAGGCTAAGCAAAGGCGCTTCCACGACACGCTTGTCGATGGTGCGTTAGAGTTGTGTGATCTCACCAAGGCATTGAACGTAACCAATGACTTGGCGCTTGAGACTGCACGTAGTCAGTTAGAGCAGTTACTTGTGGGTGTTACTCCTACGGATCTGCGAAAGAACGAGGCTATCCGTCAAGACGTCAAGAGAAACGTAGACGCCATCCTCGACAAGTTCAACTTCTGAAAGGTACATCATGAACATTAAATACTTAACACACGTTCGTCGCATCTTTGCTACATACGATGCGCCCCCCGAAACCATTCGTAGTTACCAACGCCAGTGGGTACGCTGTATCCGTAGGCTTGGCGACAAGTGGTTGGACTCCCGTCCAGTCCCACGCTTGGACATGTGATGCGCTTCCGTCGTGCGTTCAGGAAGGAAATCCTGACTGCATCAGAGATAGAGAGGCGTCTTTATGGCGCACCTCTTACCGAGATGAACAAACACACACCGCCCCCTAGCGGGGGTGCGTTGGAAGCTAAAGAGATTCTCAACAACCTATTACACAGAAAGGAAACGGTCATGCCTGATATTCAAACCGCACTTAAAAGCGCAATCGATGCGTGGGAACCCACCCCCACAGGACAACAACTCAAGGAGAAACTTATGACAAAAACCCCATTTGCAATTCAAAACAACGTGACCCGTGTGACCTTTGACTATATAAAGTTACACCCGGGCACTACCGCCGCCGCCGCAAGTCGTGATCTCACCAAGCATGGCTTCAAAGAGTCATCAGTCACGGCTCTCATGGCGCAATTTGTACGTGCTGGTCTTGCTGTGCGAGATAACAACCATGGCTATCGCGTTACTGTGGACGAGTACACACCCATGAAGGCAAGCGCTAAGTACACAAAGAAAGATGTGGTCAAGGCGAAGCCTGCGCCTAAGGCTCGTGAGCCACAGAACGATGGCATTGCCGCGCTACATCCCGAAGCTACGAGCAAGCGCGTGGTGAATACGATTGTGTTTGGCAAGACTCCACAAGAGGTTATCAAACACATGAATGTGTTGCAAGCACGCGAGTTGTACGACTACTTGAAGAAAGTGTTTGGAGGTTGATATGGGCATGACCAACAAAGAAATAATTGATGTGCACAATCACTACGCTGACTTTAGAAAACAACTTGAGACCAAGCGTAACGACACACTAGAGGAGGTAGCGCAAGAATTTGAAAGGATGCGTATAGCCTTTGGTGATACCGCCCACAGTTTTGCACAATACGTTAGAGAAATGAAGAGTGAAGAGTAACCACAATATCATTCGTGCGTTACTCAAACAGCACCCCGATGGTTTGAAGTCAAGCGATATATCTAGGTTAACTGGCATAGAAGTTCGTTCTGTCAACAAATCATTGGAGGGTGTGTTTGGGGTGTACGTCGATCGGTGGGAGAATTCAACTCACCGCAACACACTAGCCGCAATATGGGTCGTCGTTGACGTGCCCGACAACTGCCCGAAACCTAATTACACTGGCAGAAGAACCAAATTAAATTCAAAGGACTGACGTGTTCACGATAAGATGATTTGTGCAAGCCCAGTAGATGCGACCACACTTTGTCGGCAACAAGGGGCGTCCAGTCCTTTGAGTAATGACCTCTTGTTGCCATTCCGCAACGCGACACGAGGGGGCGCGTAATCTACTTTACCCCCTCACCTAATTAACAGGAGGTTGACATGTCAACACCAGAAGTAAAAGTCAAGAAACAAATACGTAAAATACTAGAGGAGTTGGGCGTGTACTACGCCATGCCCATCGGAACAGGATACGGAAACTCAGGGGTACCTGACTTTCTCGTGTGTGCTGGCGGCAAGTTCGTCGGCATTGAAGCGAAAGCGGGTAAGGGTAAAACCACCGCTCTACAAGAAGCCCATCTAAACCGCATACGTGGCGCAGGGGGGATAGCCGTTGTCATCAATGAGGACAACATACAAACTTTAAAGGAGGTCTTATCATGAGCGAAGCAATGTCACAAGAAGAGTTAGAGCAACGCATTAACAAGATGTCAGACGAAGAGCAGGCGCACTTCAAGCTACTGATATACAAGTTGGTGATGTGTTATGGAGAAGGGCAAGCGCAAGGAGTTGTCATCATCGGTCGTGCAGAGGATGCGTTTGCAGGAGTCGTTACCCTAAACTGTAATGAGATGGAGGCGTCGCAACTCATGTTGGCGGCAAACGATTTTTTCGGCTTTCTAAACGTCCTAGACGCACCACCCAAGGAGAGTTTTAATTGAAACCAATAGCATGGTACGACCCAACTAACGGCATGGTCAGCACAGACAAAGACAGCCCTCTGTTCACACCGCTTGGTCAGGTGTTGCCTTTGTATACACAGCGCACATGGGTAGGGCTGACGGATGAGGAGCTTGATGCTTTACACAGGGCGGTCAAAGTTCGGCTCATGGGAACTTATGACACTAAAGATATTTACCGAGCCATTGAAGCCAAACTAAAGGAGAAGAATGAGTAAACCATACGACACGATCTTAACGATCGACTTCGAAACCTACTGGGACACCAAGGAAGGTTACACACTCACAAAGATGACAACCGAGGAGTACATACGACATGAGAAATTCAAATCATTTGGAGCCTGCGTACATGAATACGGAAGTGCTGAACCTATTCGATGGTTTGGAGACGCAGAGCTACGTGAATACCTTGATGGGGTCGACTGGGGACGAACCGCAGTGCTTGCCCACAACGCACAGTTCGATGTATCAATTATGGAGTGGAAGTACAACGCCCGACCATGTTTCATCTTCGACACGTTATCTATGGCGCGAGCTTTGCGTGGCGTGGAAGTTGGAAACTCACTCGCCAAACTTGCCCGAGATTTCGGGCTCCCCGAGAAAGGGACAGCTGTACACTCAACTAATGGAGTTCACGAGTTGGACGCCGCGCTCGAGCGAGACCTCGCTGAGTACTGCAAACATGATGTGTTTCTGTGCGAGGAAATATTTAAACGGCTGGTGGATGCCTATCCACCCAAGGAGTTAAGACTCATCGACATGACGCTCAAGATGTATACGCGTCCGCTGTTGCAATTAGACCAACAAATGTTAATCAAGGCACTAGCCGAGGAAGGAACCGCTCGTGAACAACTACTTCAGAGGCTCGGCGTGGAAGATGCTGAGTTGGCATCGAACCCAAAGTTTGCTGAGCTACTTACAAAACTCGGTGTGGTTCCGCCAACCAAGACAAGTAAGACAACGGGGAAAACAACGCTCGCTCTCGCTAAAAATGATGCCTTATTTCAAACGCTACTTAACAGTGAACGTGAAGACGTTGCCCTACTTTGTCAAGCGCGTCTTAAAGTTAAATCAACCACTGAGCGAACGCGTGCCCAAAGATTCCTTGACATCGGCAAACGTGGCACGCTCCCAGTTCCGCTCTCGTACTACGGCGCACAGACAGGGCGGTGGACGGCGGCCAAAGGCTCGGCAATCAACATGCAAAACCTCAAGCGAGGTTCATTCCTACGCAAAGCGATTATGGCTCCCGAGGGCTACCAACTGGTCGTTGGGGACTTATCTCAGATTGAGCCGCGAGTTCTCGCGTGGCTTTCGGATTACCAAGATATGCTCGACATCTTCAAGGGAGGTGGTGACCCTTACGCGGCTTTCGGGGCTCAGATGTTCAACATCCCGAACCTCACCAAAGAGTCTCATCCAGACCTACGCCAATCTGCAAAGTCTGCGCTACTTGGGTGCGGTTACGGCCTCGGTTGGGCTTCGTTTGCCTCTCAACTACTCGTCGGTTTCCTCGGTGCACCACCGGTCAGGTACTCGAAGGATTTTGCTAAGAGGTTAGGCGTTGACTCTGAGTATGCGCAAGCGTTTGTGAAGCTCAACGACATTGATACCAAGCTGTTGGAGATACCGCACACCTGCTCAACTGAAGATCTTCTAAACCATGTGCTTGCGTCCAAAGCTATCATAGATACGTATAGGAGCACTGCGTACCCTGTTGTAGCGTTCTGGAGTCTCTGTGAAACAGCTTTACACAGGGCGCTTGTAAAGGGTGAAGAACTGGTGTATAAATGTATTACGTTCCGCAAAGGTGAGATAGAATTACCAAACGGAATGAAGTTGTTGTACCCTGATCTTCGCTATGTGAAGGACGACAAAGGTAGGAGCCAAGCAGTATATGGGCCACACGCTACCAAGTTGTATGCAGGGAAGATAACGAACAACATTACGCAGGCATTGGCGCGTATTGTTATGACGGATGGTATGTTGAGGGTAGCAAAGAAATACCCGATCGCAGGCACAGTGCATGATGAGTTGATTGCTGTTGTACCTGACGATGAAGTGGTTGACGCTAAGACTTGGGTCTTGGCGCAAATGACTATGGAGCCAAGCTATATGCAAGGCATACCATTGTCCGCTGACGGTGGCGCTCACCGGAGATATGGATTAGCAAAAAGCTAGGAGAAGCAATGCAGATACCAAAACGCATACAAGTTGGCAACACTGAGTACGCCACAATCATGGTCAATAAAGCCAAGCGACAAGATACGTTGGGCACAATCGACTACACACACGGCATCATCTGGCTTGCCAAGAGAGATGCTTACGGCAACAAGTTAGACAAAGCAGAACTGGCCGACTCGTTCTGGCATGAGATGACTCACGCTGTACTACACGACATGAAGCACGAGCTATGTAGTGACGAGAAGTTTGTTAATGCTTTTGCCAAGCGCCTTTCTTCTGCAATCAACTCAGCCCAACTATGAAACAACCCGCATGGTCACACTCAGCCCTCAAAGATTTTGAGGGATGCCAACGCCGATACCAAGAGGTCAAGGTCTTGAAGAACTACCCGTTTACTGAGACTGAGGCAACACGTTACGGCAATCAGGTACACAAGGCTATTGAGGACTACATCGCAGAGGGCAAACCAATACCCGCTGAGTACTCACAGTTTCAACCTGTGGTGGACGCCATGCTGAAGAAGAATGGGCGCAAGCTCGCTGAGTATGAGATGGCGCTGACTGTCGACCTCAAGCCGACAGGTTGGAAAGACAAAGACGTGTGGGTGCGCGGCATTGCTGACATCCTAGTCGTTGATGACGACAACCTCACGGCATGGGTGGGTGACTGGAAGACTGGCAACAACAAGTATCCCGATAGAGATCAGTTAGTTCTCATGTCGCTTATGGTGTTTGCCCACTTCCCACACATACGCAAGGTCAACTCAGCATTGCTGTTCATTGTGAAAAATGATATGGTCAAGATGTCGATGGCACGAGATGACGCCGATAAACACTGGTGGGACTATCGTGAGCGTACAGCGCGGCTTGAAGCTAGCTTTGCCAACGACGTGTGGAACCCAAACCAAACGCCACTGTGCGGTTGGTGTCCAGTAAAGACTTGCGAGTTCAACAAGAAACACTGAAAGGAAACCTATGCCTTACGTTAACAAACCCCGCCCGTACGCAAAAGAGTACGAACAGTATGACGGCACACCGATGGTCAAGAAGAAACGTGCCGCACGAAACAAAGCACGAGCAATCATGGAGAAGGAAGGACTTGTACATAAAGGAGATGGAAAAGATGTCGACCACAAAAGAGCCCTATCCAAAGGGGGAAAAACCGTACGTTCGAATCTCCGAGTCAAAGACGCGAGCGCAAACCGTTCGTATGCGCGAAAGTCAGACCACTCTATTAAGTGACATACCTACTGCAAGACTTATCGATCTCTGGGTAGCGCGTTGGGGACATGACTGGGTTGATCTGGTGGAAGTAATAGAAGACCCATTCTACAAAGATGCGTACGACAGAATGAGAAGAGAAGGTGAACTCGAGGTTCACTTCCTAACCGATCGCTCTAAGTATGTGTGTCGTAATCCAAAATAAATTAAGGAGAAGAAAATGGGAATGGTAAAAACTAAGATGATAGAAGATGCGTTAGATGCGCTGAACAGATCTATGACTACGTTCAATCCTAACAATGACCCTGTGTACTCGATACCTTTATCAGAGTTAGTCAACTTGTGGCGTGCACGTTATGGCGATACGTGGGTAGATGTGTCGGAGATAGAAGACGACTTTTGGTCTGATGCGTCAGCACGACTGCACACAAATAAAAAGATGGAAGAGCTTAACCATCACACAGGTAATACGCCGTGGGCTAGGCTGAAGGAGGACGCGTAATGGTAACGGAAACAACAGGGTTTGAAAATGTGGACACGCAGACACTACGCAACTTGTGGCAAGTAGGATTTGGCGACAATAAAGTTTTGTGCGACGAGCTTGCGTCTTTAATAAGACAAAAAACTGAGCTAGGCATGATTGGTTTAGAAGTGTGTCGTAGACAAGAAGCAAAGTCTACTAAATTTCGCAAAGACGTAAGAGAGTTCTATTACGTATTGGAAGAAGCAAATGCAGATAGTTGATGACAAAGCGCTCGTACTGCGCACGCGCAACCCAAACAAGTACGCGATCATTCCAAAGCATAAGGTGCTGTCTGAGTCAGATGGTATCTATGAAGTAGCTGTCTACTGGGGCTTAGATGAAGCAAGGGTGCTACGCAACCTCGGTGTGAAGGATGTGCCATCGCCTATCACTAGGCGCTATGACTGGCCGGGAAAGTTTATACCAATGGCTCACCAAATAGAGACAGCGGCTTTCCTCACACTACATCGCAGATCATTCTGTTTTAACGACCCCGGAACTGGCAAGACTTTGTCTGCGCTATGGGCGGCTGACTTCTTGATGAAGCGTGGTGAAGTTCGTCGTGTGTTAATTCTCTGTCCCTTGTCCATCATGCACAGTGCGTGGATGGGTGACATCAATCGCAGTGTTATTCACCGCTCTGCCATCGTCGCGCACCATGCTCAAGCTAGTCGACGTATTGAAATGATTCAGCAAGACTACGAGATTGTGATTGCCAACTACGATGGCCTCAACTTGATTGCATCTGAGATCAACGCTGATGGTAGGTTTGACTTGGTGATTGTCGATGAAGCCAACGCATACAAGAACCCGTCAACACGCAGATGGAAAACACTTGCGTCAATCATTAAGCCAGAGACGTACTTGTGGATGATGACTGGTACGCCCGCATCGCAGTCGCCTGTGGATGCTTATGGTCTGGCTAAGTTTGTTAACCCAAGCGGTGTGCCCAAGTTCCAGACATCATGGCGCGACAAGGTCATGAATAAGATCAGCATGTTCAAGTGGGCTCCGAAGGCTAACGCCAAAGAACTTGTGTACGAAGCGCTTCAACCCGCAATACGTTTCACTAAAGACCAGTGCCTTGACTTACCGCCAGTCATCACAGTCACACGCGAAGTGCCGATGACACCACAGCAGGCTAAGTACTACAAGCTACTCAAAGAGCAAATGCTTTTCCAAGCTGCCGGAGAAACAATCAGTGCAGTTAACGCAGGCGTTGCTGTAAACAAGCTACTGCAAATCAGTTGTGGTGCCGCGTACACAGACGAGAAGGAAGTTGTGGAGTTCGATGCCGCGCCTCGCCTTGGTGTACTGGAGGAGGTATTGGAAGAGACAAGCCGCAAGGTAATCATCTTCGCTCTGTTCCGCTCAAGCATTGACACCATCGTCAAGCATCTTACCAAGCATGGCTATGCCGTTGACCAAATTCATGGCGACGTGTCAGCAACCAAGCGTGGTCAGATCATCAACGACTTTCAAACTACCGACAACATCCGCGTACTGGTGTTGCAACCACAAGCGACAGCACACGGGATTACCCTAACTGCCGCTGACACAGTTGTGTTCTTTGGCCCACTCATGTCAGTGGAGATGTATACGCAGTGCATAGCACGAGCCGACCGCAAAGGTCAAGACTCGGACAAAGTTACTGTGGTACACATTGAGTCAAGCCCCATTGAAAAGAAATTATTTAAGGCAATGAATACAAAAGTTTCCGATCACGCAATGCTTGTCGGCATGTTCGACAGCGAAGTAAAAAATATTTAAAGAAAGGAGTTGCAAATCAATTCAGTCGTGCTATGCTGTCAAACCATTGACAATAAAATAATTCAAGGAGAAGTAAATGTTAAACATAGATGATGAGGAACCTGCTCCTCAGGAAGCACCGACAGACGTCACTATCCCCATGGACAAGTTGGCGAAGGTGTACCGCAGGATGCAGTCACGCGTACAAGAGTTAACCGCTCAGTACGAGTCTGAGATCGAGGACATCAAGCGTCAGCAAGACGTTGTGAAGATCGCGCTCAAAGACCAAATGCTCAAGCTTGGCGTATCAAGTGTACGCACAGACCAAGGCACCGTAGTGCTGTCTACCAAGACACGCTACAACACACAAGACTGGGACTCCTTTAAAGAGTTCATCAAGGAACACGATGCGTTGGACTTGTTGGAGAAGCGTATTGCGCAGACCAACATGGCTACGTTCTTGTCCGAGAATCCCAGTCTAGTTCCCGCAGGGCTTAACTCTATGACAGAGTACGCCATTTCAGTTCGTAAACCAACTAAGTAATCAGGAGAATCATTATGAGCAATGTAGCTCTATTCAACCCATCCCAAGCCCCCGCGTTCGCAAAGAACCGCACATCGTTGTCACCCATGGCCAGAGCCCTAGCCGGGGGTGCAGTTGGCAACCGCACCAAGAGCATCTCCATCAAAGGCGGTGTGTTTCGTTTGAACGAAGGCGGCAAAGAGATTGCCGCTATTGAAGAGCGCTACCTCGACGTAGTCATTGTCAATGCCGCGCCTGATGTTTCACGCGTGTTCTATGCCAAGGCATACGATGGCGAAGTCTCTGCGCCTGACTGCTGGTCACAAGACGGCAAGACACCAAGCTCTGAGGCAAGCAACCCACAGCACAACAAGTGCGATGGATGCCAACAGAACATTGCCGGTTCTGGTCAGAACAATAGCCGCGCTTGCCGCTTCCAACAACACATTGCTGTAGTGTTGGCTAACGATATGGAAGGTGCGGTGTTGAAATTGACTGTGCCTGCCAAGTCTGTGTTCGGTAAAGAAGAAGGCGACAACCGCGCCTTGCAAGCGTACGCTCGTCATTTGGGCGCACAGAACATTGACCCATCTGAGGTCATCACGCGCATGAAGTTTGACACTAAGTCCGAAGCGCCCAAGCTGTTTTTCAAGGCTATGCGTTGGTTAACTGACGACGAGTTCCCAACCATTCAGGAACAAGGCAAGACAGACACCGCTCTTAAAGCGATCACAATGTCTTTCTCTAAGATGGACAGCGTTGCCGCCCCTGCACCCTTGAAGCTTGAAGGCAAGCGCCCAACTGCCGCGCCTTTAGGCGAGATGTTTGACAAAGACGAAGCCGAAGCAATAGCGGCTGAGAAGGCCAAAATTAAGAAAGCCAAGCCTGCCCCTCTGCCTGCCGAGGAAGAAGAGGAACCTGTAGTCCGCAAGGAAGAGAAGAAGCCCAACGCTGTGCCCAAGGCAAAGGCTGACTTGTCTGCCATGGTGGACGACTGGGACGAAGCAGAATAAAGGACTAAGGGGGCTTCGGCCCCCGCCTACACCATGTCCTATTCACCACAAGTAATTAGCGCAGTCAAGAAAGCGCCTAAGACGTTGGGTAACCAACTCGGGCGGTGGGCTGTGCATCATGACTTCTCTGCCATCAAGATAGCCAAAGTAACAGGAGCCTCTCGGCAATCTGTTTACAACTGGTTCAATGGCGGTGAAGTATTCGTGGCTTACCGACCATCGGTTGAAGCTATCCTTAAAATTTTACAAGCGTCCAGTACGGGCGACGAAGCTTGGAGACGAACATGCAAAGCATTCAACCTAAAAACTTAAGCGATGAAGAGATACTGCGTCAGGTATACCTGATGGGTAATGAGATGCTTCCAAAAGAATGGGTGGAAGAACTCTGTTCACGCCTAGCGGCGGCAATCGACAAAGCTGAAAACAAATACGACGAAGGCTTTGCTGACGGTTTTGCTGACGGCACAGAGCACGCAAACGAATTTCCGCTAAAACAATAACCAAAGGATACACATGACATCCGCTGAGTTTTTAGCGGTGGTTTTGCCGTCCGAGGGTTTTGGCCTGTATTGCGCGGTAGAACTCACAAAAAAGAAAGAGCATGTATATGCGGCAAAGATTGAGGAACTCATCCCGACGATCGAGCAGTGGCACGCCAACAACTACGACGTCTTCTATGGCGTAGCTACCTTTGACAAGAAGCGCGGCGCTGAAGAAGCTCAGTACCTCAAGTCGTTCTTTGTTGACTTGGATGGGTACGCTACCAAGAAGGCGGCGGCTGATGCGTTGATTGAGTTCCTGACAAGGTCTGGACTTGATGCGCTAGGTACGCCATGGGTGGTTGACTCAGGCGGAGGCTTGCATTGCTACTGGCCGTTGAAGGACGAGATTCCTGCGACTATATGGAAACCTGTTGCCGAGAACTTGAAGCGTCTGTGCAAACAGGAAGGCTTCAACATCGACATGACGGTGACTGCGGACACTGCACGCATCTTACGTGTGCCCGGAACTGCCAACAACAAGAAGAAGTACGCGACGCCACGCCCTGTGCGCGTAGTCCAAGAAGGCGACATCTTTGACTTCTCGACTTTTTCGCCACTTGTTTATGAGAAGTTGGAGGAGGTGCCGGTTGTTCACGCTCCCACGCTCAAGTTTGACCTCCCCGGCCAACGCCCCACGGCGCAGACACGCGGTCAGGTTAAGTTGATTCAAGATAGCTTCACGCTGTTTGGGAATTTTGAGAACCAGTGCGGTCAGGTTAAGGACTACATCGCCACAGCTACGGAGGACGGCAAGGAACCCATTTGGCGTGGACTTCTGTCTTGGGCAAAGGTCTGTGAGGATGGCGCAGAGAAGGCTATCTGGTTGTCGGACATGCACCCATACCCGCACGATCGGATGCACCAGAAGCTTTCTGAGATCAAAGGCCCATACGCGTGCATGAAGATGGACAGCGAGAACCCCGGAATTTGTACTAAGTGCAAGCACTGGGGCAAGATCACCAACCCACTGATACTGGGGCGCGAGATCAAGGTGGACAACACCGCCAAAGAGATCATGTTGTCTGCGCCTGCTGAAGAAGACTTTGACGAAGCCGAGCTTGACTCTGAGGAATCTTACGAGCCAGAAGATACGGGTTTACCCTTAGCACCTAGCGTGGTACGTCCTGTGCCTCCTCGTGGCTATAGCTATGGCGAGCATGGCGGTGTGTACTGCACGCGTACTGAGGAAGACGAAGAGGGCAAGAAGTCCAAGAAGAATATTCAACTGGTTCCCTACGACTTGTTTGTGGTTGACCTTTTGAAGATGGAGAACGACCACTTGGTTCACATGGCCGCTGTGCGACCCGAAGGCGTGCAGACGCTTAACTTCCCACAGAAATCTATTGTCAGCAAGGACGAGACGCTCAAGTGGCTAGCCAGTCAGAACATTGTCAGTACCTTTGCGGGTCACGACAAGACGCTGTTTGAGTATGTGCGTTCATGTGTGGGCGAGGCTTCTCAGAACCGCAGGCCAATCGAGGTGCCGTTCCAATGTGGATGGCAGGCAGATCAGTCGTTTGTTTACAACAACCGCGTGTTCAGTAAAGATGGGCGCGAGACTCGGATACCCATGCCCGGGCTTGAAAACATCAACCGCAACACAAACGGCAAGGGCGACCTTGATACGTGGCGACACCTGTGGAAGACGATCTTTGTTGAGAAAGAGGGTATGGAGACAGCCTTGGCTGTGTCTCTGGATTCCTTTGGATCACCGCTTATGCGCTTCACAGAGTACGAGGGCTTTGTCTGGCATATTGGCTCGCAGTGGTCGGGCACAGGTAAGTCTTTAGTTCTAAGTGCCAAGGCTGGTGTGTGGGGTCACCCCCTGCGCTATCGCACAGGCAAGAGTACTTCTCCTGTTGCAATGCAACAACGGGCGGGTTTGCTTAACAGCATGCCGCTTCTGATTGACGAGATCACCAACACCCAACGCAAGGACATGGAGTGGGCACCTGCCTTTATCTTTGATTATGCCGAGGGTCAGGGCAAGGAGCGTATGGAGTCGGGCTCCAACAAGGAGCGTATTAACAACAGTACGTGGACTGCTACCTGCACGATGACTGGTAACGAGAAGCTGACCGACTACATGGCGGGGGCACGCAAACACAGTTCAAACGGCGAGTTGTTGCGGATGCTTGAGTGGTGTCCGCACAAGAAACTTATCTGGAACTCAGAAGAGCGCAAGACTCTGCTTGAGATCAAACGCAACTACGGCGTAGCGGGTGAGGCTTGGGTTCGGTGGCTAGCTGTCAATCAGAAGACTGCCGAGGAGATTGTGCGCAAGGTACACATCCATCTTAAAAAGGTCTTTAACTTCAACGACGATGAGCGCTACTGGCACGCAGGCTGTACTACAACTGTGGCGGCGGCTATTCTTTTGCGTAAGGAGTACTCTGGCATCCTCGACGTGGAGATCAACAAGGTCATCAACGCTCTGAAAGGACTTGTGGAGAAAGGCCGTGGCATTATAAAGAACAGTGTGCGCTCTGCTGAAGATGTGCTCAACGCCTACATCGGTGACAACTACGGAAGCTTTATTGTTTTGAAGAAAGTCGAGGGCAGAATCCTAGCAGCGTGGGGCGACAACGGCGACATCGTTGACCGCTCGACCACCAAGAGCAAGGTGCTCGGCAGGGTGGAGCATGGGCTTTTGACACCGGGTTACAGAGA